CAGCATCTTCCCAAACAACCTTAAGAATATTTTTATGCAGAGTTTTGAACTGTTCTATTTGATCCTCTGTTGGACTTTCTCCATTAAACGTATACAGAGTTGTTGTTCCATAATCTCCTAAGAATGGCCTTAAAGTTTTTTCATTGGTTATCCAGTGTTTTTTTATATAGCTGTACTGATAATCTTTTCCTCTTGTATGCAAATTAACAATGCATTTGTCCAAAAAGTTTTTTTCTTCGTCAGACAACCTACTATAAAAAGCAGTCATATCAACAAAACATGTGTTGCCTGTGTCATACTCACAGTCAAACTTTGTCATATTCCAAGTTGCACCATAGTAGGAATCATTTTCAAGCTCTACCCATTCTATGTGCCACCCAAGCATCCATTCATCTTTTGTTGCAATGGATTGACCCATCATATGCTTATGATGGTCTTCTATATAGTCTGATCTATTTGGATTTTCAGTGTTTGGATACCATCCGAGATTATCTCCAAAAAATTTTGTAATATCTTCTTGCAAAGCAAAATCTGCATTTACATTTCTAAATGCTAAAATTTTTGAATCTAAAAATTTTTGCTTGTAATATGGGAAATTAGCTTTAATTTCTTCTAAACCAGGGAATTCTATAACCTCTATATACTGCATATTTATCCGTTCTAATTAATTGTTTGTTTTAAGCTTGCTTTAAGCCACCACTGCCATTTTTTATGGCTATTTTGTCTTTCAGAAATAAAATTAGCTAGGCCTTCTTCGCCTGCTTGTGTTGCTGCATTGAATAATGTTGTTAGGTCATTCAGCATTATTTCATTTGCATCAAATAAAATTTTTGTCATTGATATTGGAGAGTTGCTTGAGGTTAAAGTTTCTCCAATTGTTTGATTGACAATAAGCTGACTCAGTGTATACGGAGCCTGTGAATCAAATTTTCTTATCCATTCAGATATGACATCAATTGTGCTATCCACATCTTCATAGATTTTGCCAAAAAAATCGTGGTACTGTGTGAATAAAGGGCCTTCTACATTCCAATGAAATCCATGTGCTGCGCTGGACATAACAAAGGAATTGGCCTGCCATTTTTTAAGCAAATATATTAATTGATCCATTATTCTAGTATACCATTTCTATTGGTTTAAGGTTGGGTCTGAGGCTGTTGTTTTGGGCATTACTTTTCCCTCTTTCCACTCAGCCCTCTGCTGATATTGAATATCTTTTACAGAATCTTTGATTTTGTTTAAGTCTTCAGAATACTCAGAATCAATAAAATCATAAGATCCAAGCATCGTGTATCTCTCACCCTTTAAAACTTCTGTGACGGCATGAACATTCCCTATGCCGACATCAAATACTACTACCGTTCCAGTCTTAGGCTTAATGGCTATATTGTGATCCCTAAAAGTTAACTTTCCGCCCTCATAATCATCGTTTAAATAAACTATAGAGACCAATTTGTTTTCTATCCATGCATTTGGTGTTCCATCTAATTCCGCATTATCTGCATGGTCTGCAGCAAAAGCACCTGGATCCCATTTGTGAGGGCTCAAACTAATTTGACGAAGCTCTCTTTCAAAAACTTTTTCTGCAAGATTCCATAATTTTAATTGAAAATTACGCAATTTCATTCCAGCTTCTGCTGATATTTGTTTTTGACCAGAGATTATGTACATTCCGTAAAAACAAGATGGAATCCAGTCTTCAAGGCTGTTCCAGTAATCCAATATATATTTGCACTCTGCTTCTGTAAAAACATTATGATATTCTACGATATCATGCTTATGCACAATCTCTACTAGATTACTGTTATGAACAACCTTTTCTTTCATAAATACATTATACCATTACGCTGATAGAATCTTAGACAAGGCATTTATTGTTGCTGCAATTCTACCTATATCTCTTAATTGTTCTACAGAGTAACCCTCTTCTTTTAATGTTTCATAATGTGCTTTAACGCAAAAATGACACTTTCCAATAATTGATGAAGCCAGGGAATAAGCCTCAAACTTTGCTTTTGTTGTTCCTCCGTGTGAGGCTATTGCATTCATTCTAAGTTGTGCAGGCAGTCCTTTAAGGCCTGCATCATCAGCCATCTCAATAAATGGATACCAAATATTATTTTGGGCCATGATAGAACCAGCTGTCAGGGCTGCATTTTTTTCAACTTCGTCTGATGCATTTGCTACAATAAATGCCAGAAGTTTAGAATTACCTGTGGCAAATGCTGCTGCAATTGAAAGATACGTAGCATGCTCTGGATCAATTGTTGATCTATTGATTACTGCATCAAGGTTTAACTTGATATCCTTAGCATATTCTGGAAGAGAATCCTTAAGCTGGTCTACCCATGACATTATAGCGTTTCCCCGCCCAAAGGTCTGTTGCAGGCACAAAGCTCTCCTGTTTGAAGAGCATCTAGAACTCGCAATGCTTCTTCTGGATTACGACCTACGTCAAGGTTGTTTACAGTTACATGTTGAATAATATTATCTGGGTCAACAATAAATGTAGCACGTAAAGCAACTCCTTGTGGAGTAATAATTCCTAACTGATCAGCAAGTCCAGATAGCGACCTATCATTTTCTTCATCGTAAGACCAGCCACGGATTTGATCAGCAAACATCCATGAGTTTGTTTTCTTCAAATCTTCGTGTGCATTTCTCCATGCAATCTTACAAAATTCATTATCTGTTGATCCAGTTAGCAGTACTGCGTCTCTGTCTTCAAAATCTTTTGCAAGCTTATCATATGCAACAATTTCAGTTGGGCATACAAATGTAAAATCTTTTGGATAGTAAACAATTACTTTCCACTTTCCAGGAAAGGAATTTTCTGTTAGCGTTTCAAAAACATCATCAGACGCATCTAGTCTCCCTGGCTTTACTCCGACGATTGCAAAACCGTCAATTTTATCTCCAATTGTTTTCATATTTCTCCTTTGTATCAGTTTACTATTTTTAAATAGCATTGTCAATAGCTTAGCGATCCATAACGGACTTGAACCGTCGACCTCTTCCGTGACAGGGAAGCGCTCTAACCAACTGAGCTAATGGACCATGGAGCCCCATAACAGATTTGAACTGTTGACCTGCCGCTTACAAGGCGGCTGCTCTACCACTGAGCTAACAGGGCAAATGCCATTCGTGCTATCACAGTTCTATTCGCTGTCCTTAAGCCAATGGCTGTTATACCTAGTAGGTTGGCAGAGCAATCTCCTTCGGGCTGAACCCCTTCGTATGATGCGCCTACAGAGTCGGTTTCGGTATAACCTATCTCCACATAGATTGTTCAGATCTATATTTTGAGCTGGACCACCAGGGCTCGAACCTGGGACATTAGAGTTAACAGCTCTACGCTCTGCCAACTGAGCTATGGTCCAATACTGGTTAGCGGCGCAGCCAGTCTGCGTGTTGTTCCTACATAGCCGTTTGATCGTGTCCTAGGACATACAGTGACGGTTCTACCGCATGCGCCCCTGAAAGGAATCGAACCTCTGACGCAGGCCTTAGAAGAGCCTCGCTCTATCCGCTGAGCTACAAGGGCAAATTATTATATCTTATTCGTCTAATTCTATCAATCCTAATTCTCTTGCAACTCTTTTTCCCTCATCACTTAATTCCATATGTGCTTCTAAGTTTTCATCGTATTCTACATTTAGTAAACCTTTTTCAAATAAATCTATAAGCGTTGCATCCACAAAACTTGTATGAGCTTCCCATAACTCTGGGGCAAGCTCTTGTGCAATTGGATCAATTGTGAAAATAAACTCTCCGTTATCGTCTATACCAGACATTTTGATTACACCCATTTCAACATACATATTTAATAACTCTTCGTCCATTTTCCCCTCCTGTGCGCCAAATAGGACTTGAACCTATGATTACCGAATTATGAGTTCGGGGCTTTAACCAACTAAGCTATTGGCGCCTAGTTAGTAATTATAATATATGACATTAAATATTGTCAATAGTTTTTTCAACAGCCTGCTGAACGTATTCAGAAAAATGTTTTCTTATACTTCCCATCGGCCTCTTGCCGTAAGACTTCCATATTCTTTTATATTCAACTATATTATAATAAGTTGTTGGACATACAGTCTCTCCGTTATACTCTTTCATAACTGTTGGGAGTGGAACATGTTTTGTGCAACATTTACATAACTTTGCTTGTTCTTGATATTCACTCATATTATTTGCATCCTATCCATAGCTTCTTTTAAATGTTCTGGCATTTTGGGGGCACGAATCATATTATAGTGATGAACCTCTGCGTCTGCCTTTTTGCCAAAATCATCATCATAAGACATAGACTCATATGTATGTATGTCTATTTCTTGATTTACATTTGGCCTTGTCATACTAATTGCATTAAATATTGACCCGCAAACTGCGTCAGCCAAGTCTTTTGATCCTTTGCGTGGGTGATCAACTTTATCTTTCATTATTTTTAATTGTAACAATTCATCTATAAGTAAAGGTATATATGGACCTTTTAATCTTTCTTCAAGCACAACCATTGCCATATCGTCATAATGTTTTTTTGCTACAGACAATATCTCAGTATTAATTCCATATTGTTTTAATTGCTGCATCATGTCATGAGAATTCCATCTATCAAAAGTACATAGTCTTATTTTAAAGCCAGCAGTTCTCAAAGCCAAGATGTAGTCTTTTACTTCTGTAAAGTCTACAGACTTGTCTGGTGTTGGCGTCCAGTATCTTACGGCATCAACTTCAACTATTGGGGCAGGCTGAGAGTAGCTGTCTGTTACCTTTACGTTAACCCACTTTTGAACATGTGACATAGAGACAGCACAGTGGTCATGTTTTTGCGCCAAGTCAACGTGTATAAAATATTCTTTGTCTGGATCTGGCGCAAACCAATTCTCCAGTCTTCCAAAAGAATCTACTGCAAGAGCAGTATTGCTAAACGCTTTTTCTATTTTTTCACGAGATTTAAAAAATGCATCTATCATCTCTGGAGGCATACATGCAAATCTTCCCAGAGCGTCTGGCATATTTTTATAAAACTCTACTTTATAATCTTCAATCTTTTTAGTTGGATTAACTTCCCAGGATGGTCTTTTAATTGCGTATACTTTTGGTATAGCATATGAAACAATGTGGTCCTCTTCCCACTCAACAACTACCTCGTTTCCTGGTGTACCCTCTGGCAGATCCTCGTCCATTTTTAATGTAGCAGATCTAATAATTGTTTCTTTATCTGCTATAACTGAGTCATAAAATTTTTGAATAGGATCATTTTTAAAACGAGGGAAGGAAAGCAATATAACCTTGCCATAGTCTGGAAAACGGGAAATTACTGATGCACGATACATATCATATATAGCGTCAGCTGTTTTTGCTTGATCGTGTCCTGTTGTGTTCTCTATTGCAAATCCTGAAATCTCATCAAGGATTACAGCAATAACGTTATATCCTTCCCAAGCTTCTCTTTGAGAGTGACCTGAGTGTACTGTTATGCTCTTATCAAATTTAATTTCTGATGCTTTTGCTTCATATTTACCTGCAAACCAAGGGCATCTGTCAACACGAGTTTTAAATCCTTTAAAGAAAACGTTGTTTGCTTGTTGTGCGTTAATAGCAATATTTAGAATATCAATTGTATCGCCTGGTGGCTTACCATAATATGTTGCTGGGTCTTTTAAGCATAACAGAAGATAAACCATATACGATACTGAAATGGTAGCCGTATAGTCTTTTCCAGAACCCTTTCCGAGTTGAGCAATTACTTCATTGCATGTTTGTTTAAACATGCGCTTTCCTTCTTCTTCTCCAAACAGTTTAACCAAGGTTGATTCTTTATATATCTGAGAAGACTTTTCAATAAGAGTATATTGATAATCAGATAAAGGGGGAAGCCCTAAATAGTCTGGGCTTGTTACAAATGTACGTAGATCTACTGGACGTTCATCAAATTCTTCACCGTCTAGTATATCTATTATGTCATTAAAATTAAATTCCAAATTCGGCTCCATGCAGGTTAGTTTTTACAAAAGATTCTGGAACCTTTACCATTTTATATATATGATTAGAATGTGTATATCTAACTTCACTAAGCAGCTCATTTACTCCATGCAAACAATCTTGTCCCGCCCCATGTATTACAAGATCACCTTTTACTGGATGATACTCTATACCCTTTTCTGGATAAAAAAGTGATCCTCCTTCAAAATTATTAAAATAAAGTATCATTCCTGCTACATTTAATTGCTCAAGCTTAAAAGGCTCACCTTCTTTATATAAATATGCAGCTTCTTTTACATCAAGAAAATCATGCTCGTCTGTATGCACTCCCCAAGTTGAGCCCTTAAGCATTCTTATTGGGTTTACATTTGTTCCTACGTAATATCCCTCTTCAAGCAAAGATTGAACTCTTTCCCTGATTTTAGCTATTATGTCTATAGAGATAGTTCTTTTGTGCCCAGATCTTTCATCTCCAATCCAAGCATCTTCGCTAAGATTAGAAACAATATCTAAAATACTATTGCACTCTTCTTCTGTAACAAAATTATGATAAACATAAATATTTTCATGAATTTTTTCTGCGTTATCTGTTTTTAACATTATGCCACCCCGTTATCTTCATGTATTACTATTGGCTCAACTACACCCGTTATCTGGGAAAGTCTTTTTGCAACCTCTAGTTTACAATGAGAGCATTGGGCCGTTACATCTTTTAATATTCCGACCAAGACCTCTTGTTTTTTTTCATTTTCTGCTATTTGTGCAGCAATTTCATTATTTTCTAAAACACCTACAGATTGAAGCATTGCAATTCTTTTTGTTTCTATATCCGCAATTAGCTTTAATGCGGTAGCCTTTACATTTAAAGCATCTTGTATATCAGCTTGCTGTACAGTTTTCCATGCCTCATTAATTAGCATCGCATAGTGTTGGTCTGCTCCAGAGATTGCTTCTCTTGCTCTATCTCTTATATTGTTGTCATTATGGACAATAGACTTCCACTCGTCTACTAACTCCACCACTTCTTTTCTTGTAAGTCCAGTAATGGTGGCAATTTGTGTAGCAGAATTACCCTTAAGCAACTCCTCTACAACTTTATTCATTCGGTCAAAATGTACCGCTGGCTCAATTTCACTCATAAGTTTATTATACCATCTTAGTTGACTAAAATCATTCAGACTTTGACTTGGCTATTTTAAGCAGCACCAAATATCCGATTAGGTCATCAATATCATTGTCTCCTGGATATTCTGTACCCTTCATAAGTCTATTTAGCTTATCATCAATACGAACGTGGAGCTGCTCTCTTGGCCCCGCCTTTGAAAATATACGCACAGGATCAAGTGCTGAGTTGCCATAAGCAATATTCTTTTTTACCAACATGTGTGCAATTTCATGACAGGTTTCCCAAATTTCTTTTCCTGCTTCTGTGCCAACTGTAAGTAAATATAAATCCTGACAGTTAAAATTTTCTACATCTGGAAATACTGGTTCTAACATTACCGCCTCTTTATCAATTTAAATTGTTCTAAGTATCTCTGTATCGTCATAGCAGAGACATTGCATTCTTTTGCAATTTCTGTAACCGTTTTCTTCTGTACTATATACCTTCTATATAGCCACTCTTTACTTTGATATAGTTTCATCGTTTTGTAAGAACCTCATTTGCATAATAAGCAATTCCAAAAGAATCTGCTACATCAAAATCCTCTAAATTAAGATTATATTTTTTATTAAAATAATCTGCTGTTCTTTGTTTACGCATATTTCTTAGTTGGTTTTTATACCATGATTCAGCATATCCTGGATTGGCCAACCTTATTGCAGACTTTTCATCTTTCGTCGGATTTTTGTTGCCAATGTGCGCCTGCCACGAGGTAGGGCTAATTGTAATAACCTTAGCGCCAGTAGACATAAGCTCAGCAATAACAACTCCATAGACATACGATAATTTTATCACAGCATCTGGTGATCTGACAAGTACTGCACCCTCTACCGCAATATAATCAGACTTTAGCTCATCTAGCATTATAGACATTTTATTTTTTGCATCATATATTTTTTCATATATGTCTGCACCTTCAATATTTATCTTTCCCCACTTTAAAGGAATATTGTTTTCAAGCAAACAAAAAGCAATAGAGTTTGTAGAAGCATCTATCCCTAAAACTCTGTAAGCTTTAGTTTTAATCAATTCGTTTAATCTCATCGATTAATACTTTTACCTTTCCTTTAGACTTTGAATTAGATTTTTGCTCACAGTCATGACATATATCAATGCTATTGTACCTGCTTAACTTTATTTTGCACTTTTTACATTTTCTTAAAGCGCCATTTTTAATTGCTTTTTTTTCATAATATTTTTCCATGATTCTTTTATTTGTGGCAATTCTGCAGCAATCATCAGAACAATACTTTTGGTTATGTGTTTTTGGCTCAAACTCTATTGAACAGTCTTTGTTAAAACAAATCATAGCGCTGGAACCTCATAAAGTTCGATTTGAACTGTTCCATTTGGTGAGTCTTTAGCCCAACATTGTTTTTTAATTGGACAATAAGTGCAAGGCATCTTTGTTTTAGTTGCACCAGCTGGCCTCATTGGGAGATCGCCATCTTTAAAGTTATCATAAACCTCTTGCATCCAAAGGAATAGATCTTCTATAATCTTTTTATTTTTTTCATTCATGGAAATTGGAATGATTAAAATTTCTTGAGTGTTTTTATTTTCATACAGGAAAAAACCTTCTTTAGCGTTTTTTAATTTCATGTATGTCAATAACTGAAGGGTATGATTAACTGAGGGCTTCATTTCAGCTTGTCTTGTATCCCAAACTTCTTGTTTAGCCGTCTTTATTTCACCAAGCACAATTTCATTATCATACTCCATAATTAAATCTATAAAACCACGAATTGGTGGGTACTCGTTTATAATCTCTTCTTCTTCTGCCCTAAACTGTGGCATTGTAGAGATTAGCTTTTGTAGTCTTTCATGAGCTTGTGTGCCCTGTGCCATATTAGCAACTGCTACTGCATCGTTGTCATCTATAAACATTGCCCCGCTAAATGCCATGTACCAGTATCTTGGACAATTGCCATGTCCGTATCCAAGCGAACTTGGGCTAAATGATTTTTTTGTCATCTCTCCATCTGCACGTTTAGTATTTCGGTAAGACTCATCAAGCAACTGTGCAAATAGTTCTGGATCAAAATGCTTGCCTGTATGCTTTTTAAACTTTAAATTCTTTACGATATCTCTAGCCATTAGTCGGCACCCATAATTTTTCTTTTCCCTTATTGTGGTATCTTGCCATAACAAATAGAAGGTCTGACAAACGATTTAAATACTTAGGTATATTATGATTAATATTATTAAGCTTCCATACTTCTCGCTCTGCACGTCTTACTATGGTTCTAGCATTATGCAGTGGACCAGTAGGCAAAACAAATGACCTAAGTGGCTCAAGATATTCATTATAGTCATCAATAACATTTTCCAAATACATGATTCTATTTTCAGAAATACTGATTGTTTTTGCTCCAGATAATTCTGCACCTAGATCAAAAAGGTCGCCTTGGACTCTTTCAAGGATGTCATTGTATTCGTCTGTTGCCATTCCGATAGCTGAGTTTGCCTCATCTACTGCACCAATTGCTTGCATTACTGGGTCTGTTTTAGACAACCTCTCATTATTTGCATTTGAAGTCTGTCCATCATCACCAGTCTTAGTATAAATTTTAGTTAAATGTACCATCATGAATTATACCTAACGACATACTTAAGAGCATCTACAAGTTTGTCTATGGACTCCTTTACAGAATAATATACATTCTTTTTATTATTGTTTACTGTTCCAGCTTTGTCTTTAGCAATTGTTGAATAAACAGAAGCCATTACGGCAAACTTTGTAGACATGGCTTGAAGTTCCATAATAAGAATAGGTGCTTTGGCAGATGGAACCTCTGGGTTCATTAAAATTTTTACCACTATGGCAAGTGCTTTATCAAGATGCTCATCCTTCATGTATTCATGAAGATCATTGAACTCTGTTATATCACTAATTAATTGAAGTGTATTTTTATCTTCCATTTCCTTTTACCTTTCTATCTAACATATCAATAAATAACCCTAAAGGATATCCTATTATAAAGCCTATGCATATACCAAACAACAACATTGTCATTAGAAATATAACCTCCATACCCCATCACATTTTTTAGCAAAAATTTGAACAGTAACTCTTCTATCTTTTATAGATAAATTTGTTCCATGTGCAACTGCATGAAATTGTGGACCGTCTTGAACAATTGCTTTACCGACAGAGTATTCTACAACATTTGGAATTTTATTAACAATATTACTGTTTAAATGATTTGCACTCTCTGGATTTAAATTAAAATCAGAGTACTTGACTGAATTTGCCCATTCTGAACTTGAATAAAATCCTTGATCTGGCTGATCCCAAATAAACATTCCAGATCCACTTTTTGGTAACTCTAAAGCAATAGT